TACTAACTTCGTTGTGTCCTATAATATTAATATCATTATATTCAACTTGGATTTGTTTTACCAAGTCTAATAAAGCTGTCCATTGTCTATCTGTAAAATTATCCTCTGCTGAATTGTCATCAGCCATTCCACCCACTAAACATACACCAATACTTTTATGATTATAACCTGAGGCGTGTGCGGCTGTGTCATCATTTCTTCTACCTAACTCGACTTCTCCACTGCGTCTTATAATATAGTGATAGCCAACATCTCTCCAACCACGATCTAAATGCCATTTACGAATTTCAGTCAACCCAATATCCATTGAGGGTTTAGTAGCCGCACAATGGATAATGAGATATTCAGTTTCTTTTCTTAATTCCATTAGAATACAATTATAGCTCCCACCACAATTATAGCCACTACCCATATAGGCAGCTTCCAGTTAGCCATATCAACAGCTTTCCAAAGATATTCCATAATTTTCTCCTATTTGATTTTACGATAAGGGTCGGTTGATAATCTCACTTCTTTTTCTGTTTGCTTACAAGCGATAATATCTTCCATATTGTTTTTAACATAATGTAATATGTTTCCAACAATGCTTTCTTTGGTATGATCTTCCACGATGTCAGTTAAGGTATCTCCCTTTTCTAATAACTTAGTGACAGTTCTTGCGTGTGATCTTACCTCTTGGTCTAAACGACCATCATAAGGTTTTATATAAATTCTTAAATACTCAGGCGATAATCCAGATGGTGATACATCAAACCCTAATATACAAAACGCTCTCCATTCATCTATCACAAACTTTTGTGTAAATGACATCATTCTATTTTTATCCATTTTTAATTCTCTCTATTTCAAGTTGACAATAATGTATTATTTTTTCTAAATCTTCAATACCATTTTTGTCCTTATACCGTACTATATATTTTATAACTACACCTTGTAAGTAGTTTAAATTATTATCTTGGATAAATTGATAAGGTTGAATTTTATGATCTTTATAATGCGATCCGCCTATTTGTTTTTTAAATGCACTCATGGCACTACTTTATTCCAACGCCCTCCTTTTGACAAGACCATTGGTAGTAATTTAGGTAATCCATCAATAATTATACCTGTTCCGATAATAGGTCGATCTTTAAATAGTTTGTTGTACTCATAAGCAAGGCTGTCCTTATCTATTAAACAACCAACCTGCAATCCCCAGTATAAGGCATGAGGCGTACTCCAATAGATTTGAGAAAATTTTGTATGGTAATGTCCCTGAACTACATTCATCCCATAGCTTTGACCAAGTTTAAGAATGTTTGCTGTTTTACCATGGCAGAAATATATATCCTGTCCGTTACTTGCTTTGATTACTATATCCTCGTGCCATTTCCAACCCTTACCAACTTGTAAAAAATCGTTGTATTCTTTTATAAAGGCTTTAGGCAATCCATGAGTTAATGCTTTTCTAAATATTAAACTTCCGTGATTAGAATGTACTAAATCCATTTTTGGAAATAGTTCTTCAAGTTCGTGGATAGTTTCTAAAGACTTTTTTAATTCATCACCTGCACTTGCAAGGTCAGGATTTGGACTATGGTAAGATATGGCATGTCCATCGATCTCATCGCCAATATTCACGATACGTGTGGGTTTATATTTTTTCTTAATCGCTGTTAAGAATGGGATCATGTCTTGATGGTGATGAGGAATGTGTTGGTCACTGATGACCAAGATTACCTTTTCCATTTTAACCTCCTTAGAGTGTTATTAGATCTATAAATGATTTTACTGTTTCAGCAAATACGATTGTGAACATAAAGCACAATACGCCTATTACTTTCCATAAGTTTTTTAGGTTTGTTTTTATCTCAGAAATATCAATCTCGATATGTCTTAGATGATTATTTTCAATAGCTTCAATACGACCTTCAAGTCGTATTAATGTTTCACTATTCTTTTGGCTCTGCGTTGGCATTAACTTCTTCCCCTTTTAAGTTTTCTAATTCTCTTAAAAGAGATTGGTTATTAAGTTTAAGATTAGTTATTATTATTTCTTTTTCATTAATAATAGCCACTAAATCTTGTACTGTTTGTTTAAGTTGATCTTCCATTTTTGCTCCTAGCTTAATGAGTTAATATCAAAGTCATTATCAACAGTTTCTACTGCTGGTGGATTTTTGTGAACATTATGTTTTTTGTTAAACATATCGTCCCAATGAGCTTCGTCCATTAGACCAAGTATTTCAGATTTAGAATATCCATTAGGTGCTTTTGATGGTGTGTCTATCTTTTCAGATTTACTAAATGTATGAGAAAAGTCACCATCAGTATATTTATACTCAACTGACCATTCTGTTACATTACCATCAGCATTTACTTTAGGTTTAGCTGATATCCATTCTTTATTTACTGCCATATTATTCTCCTTTTAGAACTTTAATTTCCGCAGAAAGTTCTTTGACTGCGTTTATTAAATACCAAGTTAAGTTATCAGCGTTTAATGTTTTAACGCCTTGACTAGTTTCAGTAATTAAATCTGGTAAAATTTCTTCTAGTTCTTGTGCAATAGCACCTAATTGTGTACCTTGTTTATCAACCATTGCAGATGCAGGACTATCAAAATCAGTGATTTCTTCTAGAGTTCTATATTCAAAATTTCTAACTTGTATTTTATTTATAGCATCTAAACCTGTGTTATTATCAACAATGTTTTTCTTGATGCGTCTGTCAGAGGCTTGATTCCAAGTAGTGGTATTTGCACCATTAAATGTACTTCCACCATTTGCACTTATAAACGCAGTGTTATCACCTTTTCCTGTTGTGCCTTCTGTTCCTATTACAATTTGTCTATGCCTACCAGCACCACCAGCATTTATTTTTTCACCAATAAGTATATTATTGTCTCCTGTTGTTAAGGCTGTTCCTTGAGCACCAGCATTTTGCCCAATGCAAATATTACCTTCACCTTCTGTTACAGCGGAACCAGCACTTTCTCCAAGACAAACATTTCTTGGTCCTGTAGTAATTGAAGTACCAGCACTATAACCAAGGGCAACATTAGAATTTGCAGAAGTCAAAGCGTCAAGTGAATTGTTGCCAATAGCAACATTATACTCACCACCTGCTACAGAACCACCAAGTGCAGAATAACCGATAGCTAAATTATTACTTTCAGTATCAGCATTATAAATAGAAGCAAAACCTAAAGCTATATTTCTAGCACCAGTCGTATTTCCTCGACCAGCAGTCTTACCCATATAAACATTGTCTTGTCCAGTCGTTGTGCTAAGTCCAGCTTCAAAACCAACACCAGTAAAACCAGAACCTTCAGTTACAGCACTTCCAGCTTGATAACCTACTGCTACACATTGGTCAGCTGAGGTTAAAGCATCCAATGAATAGTTACCTACAGCTACGTTGTATTCTCCGCCAGCAATAGCCCCATCCCCAAGAGCTTGATAACCTATAGCAAGATTATCATTTTCAGCATCTGGATTTTTTAAAGCAAAAACACCAATAGCTGTATTTCTTGCACCACTTGTTAACTCATATGCAGCTCTATAACCCATAGAAATATTATTTGTTCCTGAAGTTAAATCATACAATGATTGAGTACCAACTCCTACATTTGTACCGCCAGTTACTACACCAAGACCAGCCGCCTGATAACCTAAAAAAACATTAGAAGATGCAGTAGTTGCATTAAGTCCAGCTTGATAGCCTACATAAACACTAGCATCACCAGTTGTAATGTCAGTGCCAGCTTCATATCCAACAGCTACGTTGCCATCAGATGAAGTCAAAGCATCTAAAGTATAGTTACCCACAGCAACATTGTATTCTCCACCATTAACTGAGCCACTAAGTGCAGATACACCGACAGCTAAATTGTGAGTTTCAGCATCAAAACTATTACCAGAATTTTGACCAATTAAAGTATTAAAACCACCCGTTGTAACAGATTCACCAGCACCTTGACCTACAATAACATTAGCACTAGCATCTGTTTGATTTGCTCCAGCATCTTCACCAACCATAACATTTGAATTTCCACTTGTTAAATCTTCACCTGCTCGTTTTCCAATTAGTGTGTTATTACCGCCTGTATTGACAGCACTTCCTGCACGATACCCTATTGCAGTATTACCATCTCCTATTGTGATAGCGTCAAGGGCATTAAATCCATAAGCTGAATTTTCTGCGGCTGTATCATCTGTGCTTGACACATCAAATGTGTACATAGAGTTGTTTGAAGTATCTGCAAAAAATGGAATACCATTAATAGTTGTTGCAGTTAATGTTTCAACTTTATCTGATGTTGCACCAATCGTTAAAATCTCTACCCAGGCGTCATTGTCTTTGTTTCTCATATACAGCTTGTTATCGTCTAAATCAAACCACCACTGGTTTGCGTACGTCGTGCTTGGTGCTGAGTTACCAGCACTGTTAGTGGCTAATGCACCAAAAGCGTTATTTATGTCGGTGCGGGTTGCACTAAAAGTTTGGTTGGAAATGTTAAAATCGTGTTGGGACATTATGTTCTCCTTATAATGTTATTTGTTTTATTTGTAAAGTTATATGGCTACGCCTTGTCCATTGGCAACGTAATCAAATGTTATATCTTGTGCCGCACCACCAGCATTAGTAAAGGTTACACTAAATCCTGTTGCTGATTTACTAGTGATAGTTGTTTGTATATTCTGTGCGGCGTTCTGTGCAAGAATAACAACACTAGGCTCTGCAAAAAATGCTTTATTAAATGTTACTGCTTTCGTACCAGCACCACTTGCTATGTTAGATCCTGTGTCAGTTCTATCAGCCATAAACAATCTGACTTGTGCGTTGTTTACTCTTGGTGATTGTGAACCTACAGAAGAAGTTAAAACAAGTTGAAACTTTGCAAATCTAAATTCATAATTACCATCTTGGAATGGTGTAAATGCTGTATAAGTTGAATTATCATCTGATGTTGAGATAAATAATTTAGCGTCCATTTGAGGTGAAGCACCAGCACTATCAAACAAACCTTGTGCTGAGTCAAACAATCCAGCGTGTCCATCAAATGATGATACTCGATCTAATTGATCTACGTTTAAATAAGATGATACTCGACCTTGATATTTAGCACCCAATGAAATTTGATTAGCAAATGTATATGTTCCTGTGCTTTCAAATCCATCAACTTCATCAAAGAAACCAACTTTGTCATCAAAATTTCCGCTTACTGCGTCAAACAAAGTAACATCATCACCAGCAAGAATTATTGTTCCACCATCTTCTACAACTTGAGATTTAGTTCCAGCCCAAGATGTTTCTTCAGTAATTGTAGTTGCAAGGTTTTGACCAGCAAATTCTGATATAGTTCCTATGACACTTCCAGCAGTTAAACTTTCGTGTCCTAATAAATCAAATGCCTTGATAAAATAAACCCCAGTTTTAGCTGGTACTATGACCGAGTTAGCTGGTGGACTGACCTTATCAACTAACACAATACTATTAGGGTATGTATCATCAGCATTTGGTGAATATCTAATATGATAGTACGCTAAATCTAAATCAGTAGATGGATCCCATTTTAAAACTGCAACTTGATCTTGAAAATCTATTGAAAAGTTTGCAACATTAGCTGGTGGATCACTAAATCCAACAACGAAATGATCGCCAGCAACATAAGCTGATTTATATCCTAATGTGTTAATTGATCTGACTTTAACATTATATGTAACACCACTCTCAACAGGTATTTCTCTAACTTGATTAGAAGATATTCCAGCAGATTTATAAATTGAATCTGTACTTTTTTTATAAACGACCTCAAATTTATCTACAAAGTAATCTGATGTTCCTCTAAATGTAACAGTCATTATTACATTTAAGTTACCTTCAGTTACGTTTACAGGCGTGTCAGTTATAGAAACTAATACAGGAGCTTGAACAGTTTTTGGGTCTGGTAAAAATGTAGTTGGCTGTGATGGTGTTTTTAATTTTGTGTTATAAGTATAAGCGTCAGCGGAATACTCTAAACCCTTTACTCCTACTGTTCCATTGTTCTGTAAAGTAATACCCATACAAATATAATTTTTAGAACTAAATCCCATTCCACTATGAGTAACTTGGAATATATCACCTATTGCCAATTCTTGGGCTTCTGATGTAGCTTGAAAAGCAATCTGCAAACCAGATCGTGATCTTTTTAAAACTAACTCAGCAAAATCTTCAGCTTGATATGGATTAGTCGTACAAGGCAACGACATTTCAAAATGTAATTCTTCATCATTATCATTAGAAAGCATAGTTGCATATTTAAAACTTGCTCCAACATTAGTCTCATCTACTGGTGGATATATCGCTTCGTCTGGTTGATAATTTTTTTCTTCGTTATCAAATCGAGCTATAACTCTATTATATTTTTTTTGCTTATCTTCGCCAATAACATTAATGCCACTAATAATCATATCTTCAGTTATTGATAAAACACTTGATCCTGTTCCTTCAACTTTAAGAGTATATAAACCACCACTATATGTGAAGAAAGCTCTCATTGATGAAAGCAACTTTTTTACATTATCAATTATTTTAGTTTTATTACCCAATGCAGTATGAGCTTCAAATAAATTCTGTGAACTTGCTCCTGTGAATGGTGTAACTGAAGTATTACAAACACCAGCGGCAGTTGTAAAAGCAGAGGTATCTATATCACTTGCAGATAAACCTTTACCATATCGTGTAGCAGTTAAATAATCATATAAACAATAAGCTGGATTAGCAGAATAAGCGTAACTAGATCCACTTAAGTTTGTATTGACTAATTTACCCCTAATAACAAAGTTTATTTTTGGTATAGAGTTAAAAGCATCAGCATTGTATTTAAAACGAAACATAGCGTGACAAATACCCTTACCTAAATGTGAAGATGTCCACCCCAAAGCACTAGCACCATCTGCACCAGCAAAATAACTGTTATAATCTGTTCCATCATCTGTACCATTAAACCAAACAAACTCTGTTGGAAAAATATCTGTATCAACTTCATCTATAACCTCAACCGCCTTATACATTGGGTGATCTGTTTCAATACTCAAGTTAGTAGAATTACTAGGTGCAGTTGTTGGTGTTGGTGAAGTTAAGTTTGATGAACTTCTAATAATAGTAGAGTTACCATAAGTTGAATCTGATCCTGTGTAAGTAGCGTATAATTGATCGTCTAAATATAATTCAGTAAACTTAGCAACTTGACCCTCACATAGAGCTAATACAACATATAAATATTGATTATCTGAAGTAGTTGCTAACCAAACAATATTACCACCTATCCTACGAGTACCATAAATAACAGGCACAGAGTCGTCAGAGTTTCGTTTATTAACCATTAATCCATCACCTCGAAGCATTTGCTCAAAGTCTGGCATATCTGGTATATCTGGTATTAGCCAACCAAATAAAAAATCTCCTATTTCTTCAACAATATCGACAAAGACATCAACAATATCCTCTACAATATCGACTACGGAATCAAAAATAGAATCAACTGCATCAGCAATAAAACCCATTAAATACCTACCCCATATTGGCTACCTAGTTTTTTAAAACCTAATTTTTCAAATAACATATCTTTTCTTTCCATATCTTTTGCGTCACTTGTTCCCATAACAACAGGCACAAGATGTTTTTCACCAATTTGATTAAATCCAAGTATTAATTTTTTTGCGTTCACAAAGTTTCTATGTTCTTCTAAAATGAACAAAAAACTATTAATTAATATTTTATTTTCTGACCACCAAAATCTTGACATTATTCCACCTATGCTACCTACAATTTTAGTATCTTTTATTAATATTAAACATAGTTTTTGAGTTATTACATTCTTTAAATATTTAGCCATAATGTTTTTGTTATAAGATGGATAAATCGCATTTGCTTCATCTGGCATTAAACAAAGTAAATTAATTAATTCTGGTATATTTTTATCTATTGCTCTTGTTAAAATATAATCACTGTTTGTCATTCACTTTACCCCATTCGATATCTACCATCATTGAATCAGAAAATTCAAAAAACCGATCACCAGCAAATATTTGTTGTTGTGAACTGTCGTTTGTTCTTCTGCCTTTTTTCATTTCAAAGTTCGCCCAATGATTGGCAACATTAATAGATATTCGACTTGAGGTTGTCGTTTCGTTTATATTATATCCAGAGATATAACCCAAGAATATTGTGTAAGGATTATCAACTAATGATCCTGTATCAGTTAAATATGCTCTAATGATTTTAACTGGTCTATGTATGTGTTCGTTGTTTAATAACAAACTAATAAAAGTTTGACTTGCACCTTCTAATACAAATTGAACATTACTTGTCGCAATTTTACTTGATTCAGTAATTGTAGGTATTTTTAAAATGTCAGCACCAGCAGTATATGTATTGCTATCGTAAGTAATATCATAATACGCTGTTGTTCTATAATAGATCGTACTACCAATAGTAAACTGAATTAAATGTATTTGATCTAAATGATCTGTTGCTAATTCTGTTTTAAGAGTAGAGTGTAAACCTCTTGACATTATATAACCTCAATAAAATCTAATTCGTATCTGTATAAAGCGTCTTGTCCTATTTGAAACTCTTGAACATCATTTTTTAATGCAACTGTAAATGGAACACTATCATAAGTAACCGCTTCATTATCAGCCAATGCAGTTGTTAATGGTGGCTCTATTGTTACTGTTGCCGCATTACTTGATGACGTTACGTCAGATACGACCATATAAACTTTATCGTGTGAAGCAAACTTAATAAAATCACCAGCTTTAAATCGACCAGCACCATCACCAGCAAATGCGTCCATAGCAATAGTTGTATCTCCAACAGCGTGTACTCCGTTCACTAATACTGATCCTGTTTCAGTTCCTAATGCGTCATCAATCAATGGCGGTGTGTATGTAAATGATTCTTTACGCCCTCTTTGTGCTGTTATAAACGCAAATATAGGAGCAAAACTTGCTCTAGTCATTGGTGGAAATGAAACTGTCATTGACCATCTTTGATTTTGTAATTGTCTAGCTTGTCTGCGTCCATTAATAGCAGTAGAAACGATTGTCGTTTGATTGCTTGTAATATTAATCCCATTTGATATTGGACTTGTAGGAAATGCACCACTCATACTAGAGCCGCCTGTCCTTTATTATTTAAAGCTGAGTTAATCATATTTACTATTTGTCCTCGTCTTGTATCTAGTAAAGCTCCAAACGATTGAGCGTCTACTGTTGTTATATTAAAGTTTACTGTTGCACCACCGCCACCAAGTTGATGATTAGGTGTAACTGTTCCAGCAGTAGATGGTGTAAATAGTTCTGGTCCTCGTTCTCCAACTAAGAATGGTGTACCTTGTTGTCTTGATCCACCAAACATAGCTGGTGGTTGTTGTGCTCTAATGTTAGCAACTTGTGCCATACCTGTTGCAACTGTTAAAGCCGCAACTGCAAAATTAAATGGTGGTGGTAAAGTTGCTAATGCTTTTGTGGCACCAGCATAAGTATTCATTATTGCCTCAGCAATTTGCACTCCTTGTTGTAATCTAAACATCTTTTTAGATCGTTTAGCACCTTCAGCCGCAAATTTCTTTAGTGCTTGTCCTGTTTCAGCTAATCCCTCTTTTCTTGATTTAACACCTTCTTTTTCTACTTTATGAGCATCAGATGAAGATTTTTTTTGATCTAAAAAACCTTGTTTAACATCTTGTTGTGCAAATGTTAAAGCCTCTAAAGAGTTTTTTAATTCATCTACTGCACCTTTTTGATCGACTAGACTTTCTGTCGTGCTATTTGCTGTCATACCCAAATCGTGTATAGTAAAGTTTGTATCTACGACAACATCATTTAAAGGTGTAAAAGATTCAACTAAATCATCTACAACTTTGTTTACACCAATATAAGCAACTCCTAAAGCGGCGGCGATTGCACCTGCCGCAACAAAGTTTCCATAAGATAATTGTAAAGCGGTTGCCAATAAAACTACTGATCTATATAAATTTGCTACAGCTGTTCCAATGCTAACAAATACAGTTACCATTTTTAAAGCTATGATTGCCGCTAATATCTGTCTTACTGTGTCTGCATTCCTAGCAAGAAATTGAAATGATTGTTCTACAAATTGCACCGCATTAGCCAATCCAACACCTATTGATCGAGCAATAGCGTCTATTTGTTTTTCATTTTCTTCTAATCTTGTATTGAGATCACCGAATATTCTTTTTAATTCTTCAAAAAAAGTTTGGTTAATAGTTTGTTTAAATTTAAAAACTTTATCCTGTATCATTGACACAGTACCACCAAAAGTATTGGCTAATTCATCAGTTGCACCACCAAATCTACCACCTGCACCAAATGTATCTTCAAATGCTTCAACTGTTTGTTGAATACTTACTTTTGCACCTTGTTCAAATCCTAATAAACTTCTAACACCTTTTTCTCTAAATACATCTGCGGCGGCAATACCACCACTAAATGCTCTTTGTATTTGACTTGCTGTTGTCTGAAAATCTAATCCTGTTACTGCCGCAACATTACCTGTAATCTCTAATATTTTTGATAATTGTCCTGCGTCTTTTGCAACAACTGCTAAATTACCAGAAGCGGCACTTATTTCTTCTAAACTAAATGGAACTTTTGCCGCAAATGTTGTTAATGCGTCAAATGCTTTGTTTCCTTCTTGAACAGTTCCAAATAAAAACTTAAATCTAACTTGTAAATTTTCAATTTCTTTTCCTGTTCTTACTAAATCTCTAACTACTAAACCTGCACCTAAACCAATAAATGCGTTTCTAAGATTAAATACTGATTTTTTTAATCCATCTAAACTACCTTTTACACCACTAATTGCTTGTTTAGTTTTATCGTTAGCAATAATATCTATTTTTACTTGTTTAGTCATCTATCTCCTAGATCGTGATTTGGCTTTAGCCATATTGATTTGTTGTTGTTCTTTTTTGTTCTTATCTTCTAAGAATACAATCCAAGTCATAAATTCTTCAACAGAGAATTTTTTAACTTGATGAATAGGTATTTTTAAATAGTCAGCTAATTGAACTATCGCTGAATAATCGTAATCGTTATCTATTTTTTTTTAATGTCTTTTTTTGTAGGTGTTTGCATTAACCAAGTTGCCGCATCAGATAATACATCTGGATCAGCTTTCTTCATTAATGTCATTTTATTTTCAAGAGTAAATAAATTCTTACCTTGTTCATCTAAGGCAAGTTCAATCAATGCGTATGCCAGACCTTCGATTGGATCGAGTTCCATCTTTTTAAATAATCTACCTTTCTTTTCAAGATTGATAGGCTC